AACTTCTTCGTCTCAGTTGTGCCATCCGGATGTGTGAAGCGAACCTTAATAAACTTCGGTCGCTTGATCTTCACAAAGAGATTTGGATACGACAAGCATCCTTCTTCGAGTGTCACCATCTCTGATGATACGTCGATGATCTTTGGATTGATCACACCGATCACGTTCTCTGCGCGCATGACAAACATACGAGTACGTACACCAATCTGATTGGCCGAGAGTCCCATGCCTTCAGCATCGATCATCGTCTTAGCAAGATCGTTATAGAGTTCTACAGGATTAACGATCGGATTATCGAAGTCAAACTTAGGCATCTCTTCCTTCAAAAGAGAATCGGTATGCATTAAAATATCTCTAATCATTTGATAATCCTACTATCTATGATTGCAATCCACTGGTTCATGCTGCAATCCGACTGAAGTTCTTATGCTTCTCAAACTTGATTACGCTATGGAACTTATCATAGAGCTGATCGCCCTTATGTGAGATCACAAACGTATTCGTATCTTGTGTCAAGCCTTCGAGGATCTTCATAAATTCTTCTGTTCCTCCGACGTCAAGCGACGAGTCGAAGACTTCATCCATGAGGAGAAGGTTGGTCGAAGCAGAATTACGGAGCTTAGCAATAGCCCGCCAGGTAAACATAAGGCTAAGATCAATGCGCATCTTTTCTCCTTCTGAGAAAGAGGCATAGCTGAAATCGTCTCTGTAACGCGATTTAATAGTTTCATTAAAATTTTCATCCAATTCGAACTGAACAAAGAAGTCCATGGCTGCGAGATATTTGTTGATGAGTTTGTTCATCACAGGAACATATTGCTTAATGATCTTCGTCTTGATGCCTGTGTCCTTCAGAAGAACACCAGCCACTTCAAGAACCGAACGATGATGTGTGAGTTCTTCTTTACGAGCTTTGGTGTTCTTTAACTCAGTCTTGAAAGTATCGACATCGATGTTGCTTGTGTCAATCGCAAGAGTATTATTACGAATCGATTCGATCTCTGCATTCAGAGTCTTAATCGAGTTTTGCCAAGAACGAATGTCTGCATTATGACCAGTGATCTGTGTATTGTAAGAAGTGATCTGAGTATTAATATCGGCGATCTCGTTTAATCGAGTTTCGATGTTTTGCATCTGCTTCTCGATCTCGACCATGGCGCCTTCGATTTCACTCGTCTTATTCGTACGATTACTAATCCATTCTTCTTTAAAACCATGATCAATACCTTGACGACATGTCGGGCAGTTGTCGTGGTCATGGAAGAATGAGATCTCTTTCTTAAACTTACGAATCTTGGTCTCGAGATCGGTCTCCATCTGACGTAGCTTTAGCTTGCGCTTGGATATCTTATCATGATCCTCGATCTGTGCACTCAAAGACAAGATATTATCAGCCACGACTTGAATAGCAGTTTCAGTTTCTGCTACACGATCTTCGAGTTCATCGATCATACCTTGCTTGGCCTTGATGAGCTCGTCATTATTGGTACGAAGAGATACGATGTGCTTCTCTGCCAACTCGATCTTATTCTCGATGAGATTAATCTTATGATCAGACTCGTGGAGTTCGTTGCGATTCTCAATGATCTTTTCTTTGAGAAGAGTGTTCATCGTACTGAAGATTTGAATGTCCAGAAGATCTTCGATGACTTCTCTTCGCCCATGAGCTGGGAGCTGCATAAAAGGCAAATAGTTTGCAGAGCCTAATACTACGATCTGGCTGAAAGATTTGAAACTTAATTTCAATATCTGCTTCTCGAAGTAATCTTGATAATCTTTATTAGAGCTATTTTGATTTAATAGTACACCATTTTGATAGATCTCGAAGAGGTTAGGTCGTATACCTCTTTTTACAAGAAAGGCGTTTTTTCCTATTAAGAACTCGCATTCAACCAAAAGGTTCTTATTTGTCATGGAATTGACAAGCTGAGGTTTATTGATATTACGAAAAGCTTTACCATACAAGACATAAGACAGCGCATCCAAGATCGTCGACTTGCCTGCGCCATTTTCACCGAGAATGAGTGTCGATTTGCTGCGATCCAATTGAACCTCAGTCATTTGGTTTCCAGTCGATAGAAGATTCTGCCAACGGAGTTTATTAAAATAAATCATGATTACTCCACACTTAAAGCTTCACCATACAGCGTTGTTAAGAAATTGTACAATCTTTTTTTATCGACTGGAGTATCCCACTGGTCGACTACTTTGGTGAGGATTGTGAGCGTATCTTCCGCTTCATTGACAATGTCACGGTCATCTTCCAGTTGAAGATTAAGATTGTCTTCGACCACCTGAATGTCAAGAGCACCTGCCTTTTCGAGCTTATCAATATATGTATCGAACCAGAAAGGATTGTTCTTGTTCTTTACAATCACCTTGATGTAGTTACCCTTAACAGCATCGAAATCTAACTCGTTAATGGATTCAAAGTTAGACCATTTGGCATCATCATAGAACCACTTCTGAAACATCGTATAAGGATTCTGTATGAATGTTAGCTCACGAGTGTCTGTGTCAAATATATGAAAGCCCCTTGGATCATCATAGTCAGACCAAGACATTTCGTAGGGTGCGCCAAGATAATTGATATTACCACGCGTGGATTTATGATGGAAATGCCCACTACACACGACATCAAACTTATCAAACATGCTAGCGCTAAATCCATGATCATTTATTGCACCTTTATACATCTCGAAGCCGGCAAGTTCAAGATGTCCAAATAAAACCTGCGCAGAAGTCTTATCGATAAACTCCATGCTTTCATCATAGTTGCCAGAACAAATCCAAGGAAGTACGGCAATATTCAAGCCGTCGATATCGACTTCTGTTGGATCTGAGTAGTAGTGAATGTTATACGTCGAGTGATCAAACAACTCGCGCATTGAATTGACTTCGTTCGTGTTCTTGAACGAAGTATCATGGTTGCCGATGATAACGTCTAGTCGGATTCCTGAAGTATCACAGTGTTCGACGAATCGCCGTAAATTTCTCGCTGTAACAAAGTTGATATACTTTCGTCGATCAACAATATCGCCCAAATGAAAAATGCGGCTAATACCATTAGCAGAAAGGTACGGAAAGAAGTGTTCATAATAAAACCTATTAAAATACTCTGCGAAAGCCGCAGAATCCCCACGAGCACCCCAATGGGTGTCAGTAATTAAAGCAATTTTCATTTAAAGATCTTCTTCTTGTTACCATAATATTCACGTAAAGACATATCCGCAAAATCACGAATGAGTTCCATCGAAATCATGTAGTTATACCGAATGTGTTCAGGTGTTTTTTCATTCAGCATGTTTTCTCTGATCTGTTGAACCAGAGCTGGAACATTATCCTTCATCTTCTTCGTCCTCGATAAATTTCTCTACGCCCTTCTTTTCGACTGGCTTTGGTGGTTTCTTTGCTTCAAACTTCTCTACTAATTCGCCGAGCTTTTCTGAGACATTGATAAATGCGGCATTGAAGTGTGATCGATCTTCTGGTGCCATGTCTACGAGAGTATTCATGATCATGCTATTCTCAAAAGCTTTATGCTTGATGTATGTGTGTTTCTTTTCTTTTTGAATTCGACGTAAGAACGCATAGTAAATGATTTGTGTAAAGTAAGCGAATGGATTCGATGATTTTTCTGGATTAAAGTTATGAATGTATGTCAGGCAGTTTTCAATACCATCTCCTACCATCTCTTCACGATATGAGTATCCAATAAAGTTAGGCCGAGTTGAGAGGCGCTGTGCGATCAACATGATGCACTTGCCTACATAATCTGGAATTGCTGGTCTCGGTTCACCATTCTTTTTAGCTTCTTGACACGAGTTCCAAAACTTGACCATCTCGGTATAGAATAACTTATTATCGATATAATGGGTAGTCGATTTCTTTTTAATCATCATTCAACTTTCTCAATTTACTGTACTTTTTCCGACGAGTCTTTGTGCTATAAAAGATTTCATTTTGCGATCCATCTCTTCCATGCCCTCGAGGGTTTGTTCTAGGATTTTATCATTTTCATGCTTGACTGTGTATTCGACGAGTTTATTATAATATCTTTCCATTCTATCTGAAGGATTATAGTCATACAATACAACGTTTTTCTTTATATGTACACCGTTATCTTTCGAAAATGCTAACAAATAATCCATACGAACACCAGAACCTTCATCTGAGTCGTCGATAATATCCATCATAAATGGTTGTTCAATTATATATGTCGCTGATATATCTGTATCATTTTTAACATCACCGATAAGAGTTTCGCCACTAATCAAGTGTAATATTTTTATCATAATTAAACCTTTACATTATAGATTTCATAGTCAAACTGTTCAGAGTCATAAATCTTCGTACGTTCAATAAAGTGTAGAAGAGTAAAGTTTTGATGGGATTTGTAAGAGAGGTCATCGACGATGTCATATAAGACAGCGTGCTCTTTTGATTCATGCTGGCGAAGCATACGACCGATAGACTGAAGCACCTTAATCTTTGACTTCGATGGAGATGCTGCGATCATATGATGCAATCGATTAATACTTACTCCAGTCGATGTCGTTCCTAGAGAGGCGAGGAGGATGGCGTTTTCTTCTTCTTCGATCGCCTTTCGTATCGATTCTCGAGTATCACCGCTAACAGAGCCATCGATGTAAAAAACATTATGATCAGTACTTCTTGTGATGAGATCATGGAGTGTTTTACCATGATCCACAATTCGAAAGAAAACAAGCTTATTACCTTTTAACGAGAGACTGAGGTTTCTGATAAATTTATTTCGAGCGTCGCAATGAATGAGGAAATCGATCTCTTCTTGATATGTCTTTCCTTTGACTGCATGGCTAGTTGATTCATTATACTTCAGGACGATGCACTTGATCTTGAGTTTGGATACGTATCCTTGATCCATAAGATCTTTTGTGCTAACGGCTTTGTATTTTGGACCGAAGAGACCTTCGATTGTTGTCTCGTTAAGGGGTGTGCCATCAAGGGTGCCAGTAGTGCCAAAGCGATACTTACAATCAGTAAGACTACTAAGAATTTGTATAAGCGAAGTTGCTTTTGCTCCATGTGCTTCATCTCCGAATACGACTCCAAACTGTTGATACCAAGGTTTTGGCATCTTATTCTTACCATTGTTCAATGACTGCCACGTCGTCACGACCATATCACATTCAATATCATTCGCCTTACTCAAACCTTGAGTCGACATGTGAATATCGCCTGTATATCCATAATCTCGAAAGTCACTCTCCATCTGATTCACCAGTCCAATCGTAGGAACAATGATCAAAGCCTTATGTTTTTGATACCATCTCATCAGAATGTAGATCATGAGAGATTTACCAGAAGAAGTCGGCGATACCAATGTTCTTCGATTCGATCGAATACATTTCAAGATTGAATCAAACTGATAATCTCGAAC